GGCGGCAAAGACCTTTATATGAAAGGTATTTGTATTCAGGGTGGTGTTCGTAACGCTAACCAACGTGTTTATCCTGTGAATGAAATCGGTAGGGCTGTCAAAACTCTCAATGATCAAGTAAGCGGAGGATACAGTGTTCTCGGAGAGGTTGATCATCCAGAAGGCCTTAATATTAACTTAGACCGTGTAAGTCATATGATCACAGAAATGTGGATGGATGGCCCAAATGGTTATGGCAAGTTAAAAATTCTACCAACCCCTATGGGACAGTTAGTACAAACTATGCTCGAAAGCGGAGTGAAGTTAGGTGTCTCCTCTAGGGGATCTGGTAACGTATCAGAAGACGGAAGCAATGAAGTATCCGACTTTGAAATTATTACGGTAGACGTGGTAGCACAACCAAGTGCTCCAGGCGCATACCCTACACCAATCTACGAACATTTAATGAATGCACGTGGTGGTTACAAGGCTTACGAATTAGCAAAGGCAACAAAACACGACGAAAAGGCACAAAAATATTTAAAGGAATCGTTGATTAATATAATCAACAAACTCCAATAATGAGGAGAATAATATGTTGGATGCACTGAAAACTTTATTCGAAAATGATGTAGTTTCCGAAGAAATCAGAGCACAAATTGAAGAGGCTTGGGACGCTAAGATTAAAGAAAATCGTCAGTCAGTAACCGCAGAATTACGTGAAGAGTTCGCTAAGAAGTATGAACACGATAAAGCTGCAATGGTTGAGGCTGTAGATTCAATGCTTAGTGAACGCCTTGCTGAAGAAATTGCCGAATTTGCAGAAGATCGTAAGCAACTCGCAGAAGCAAAAGCAAAATATGCTGTTGCAATGCGTGAGAACGCAGATCTACTAAAAGGTTTTGTAATGGATCAGTTAGGTAAAGAAGTTTCTGAATTACACGAAGACCAAAAAGTTATGGCTGAAAACTTCAGCAAACTTGAAGAATTCGTTGTTGAAGCTCTTGCTAAAGAAATTGCAGAATTCCACGAAGACAAGAAAGACTTGGCAGAAACTAAAGTTAAATTAGTTAAAGAAGCCAAGACACACTTCGCTAAAGTTAAGAAAAACTTTATCGAAAGAAGTGCTACTGCTGTATCTGAAACAGTTAGCAAAACTCTTACTAAAGAGATTGGCCAACTTAAAGAAGATATTGAAGTTGCACGAAGAAACGATTTTGGACGCAAACTATTTGAAGCATTTGCTTCAGAATATGCTGGTAGTTACTTAAATGAGAAATCAGAAGTAGCAAAACTTATGAAAGTTGTTGACGCAAAAGACAAACAACTATCAGAAGCAAAAGCATTTGCATCTAAAGCAAAAACACTTGCTGAATCAATTGAAGCTGAAAAGCAACGTTTAATTGAGTCTGCAAAGCGTGAAAAAACAATTAATGAACTTATTGCTCCTTTAAGCAAGGATCAAAAGGAAATTATGACAGATTTACTGGAATCAGTTCAAACAGCGAAATTACGTTCGTCGTTTGATAAGTACCTACCGGCGGTTATCGACGGTAACACTCCAGCGAAGCAGAAGGCACCATTATACGAAGGCAAAGAAGTAACAGGCAACCGTGACACAATGTCACAAACTAACGTTAGTAGCAAAGTAGACGACAATACAGTAATTGATATCCGTCGTCTTGCTGGATTATAATATTAAGGAGATAATGATGTCAGAACTACTAGAAAGTCGCTGGCAGGACACCAAAGCTGCTCTAGTTGAAGGCCTTTCAGGCAACAAAAAGAGCGTAATGGAAGCAACTTTAGAAAATACTCGCAAGTATTTGTCAGAAAGTGCTACCGCTGGTGCTACCGCTGCCGGTAATGTTGCAACTCTTAACAGAGTTATTTTACCAGTCATTAGACGTGTAATGCCAACTGTTATTGCAAACGAGTTGGTAGGTGTACAACCTATGACAGGACCAGTTGGTCAAATCCATACTCTACGTGTTCGCTACAGCGACACAGACAATGGTGCAACTGCTGGTGAAGAGGCATTGAGCCCATTCAAGATTGCTGAGTCTTATTCAGGTGCACCAGGTTCATCTGCTGCGCCAAGTGCAACTGCATCACTAGAAGGTGTAGCTGGTAACAGACTAAGCATCCAAATCTTGAAACAAACAGTCGAAGCGAAAACTCGTAAGTTGAGTGCTCGTTGGACGTTTGAAGCAGCTCAAGATGCACAATCACAACACGGT